CATATCAACAATGTCAGACATGTCATTACCATCTTCAACGATGTAATCTGTCTTGTCAATGATACCTTTTGCAAGCTTATAGTTTTTCATCAATCTACGCGAGTTTCTGCGTAGTTGTTTCATTCCCTGGAACTCGAGCCAGTCTAAGTTATGAGCTTTCCACTCATCGTCTTTATCTTTTGCGGGTATAAACTGAATAGGCTGGGTTAACGTACCCATCTTGTTATTTTCAGTCTTCTTACCTGCCTTGGCGTCAAGGGCATTTATAATCTGCATCTTTGAACTGTTTATTCTTGTGAATCTACTTTCTGTAGATAATCTTGTAATATCTCGTCTGTTGTCATTTTACCACTTAGATCTCCTCCGTTAATACGTTGAGATAAAGTAGAAACTACTCCTGTAGTATCAGTATATGTTGCTGATCCAAAACCATTACCAGAAACATATGGACTAGTATGTGGTGCAGTTGTATAAAAATAAGGACTTGTACTTGGTAGTAGTGGAATAGGACTTCTAACACCTGGTGGGTATTGTATAGAAGGATTATTTTGTACCACTGGTTCCTCAGTATTTGATAATAAAAGTAATGCCTCTGTTAGATTTATTACTTTTTCGTCAATAAGCCTTGATAACAACTCAATCTTATCTTTATGCTTTTGTTGCTGACTTGTTAGTTTTTCCATGGTTTATAGTTTCTTCTAGTTCCTCGTATTTTAATAACATAGACTCAACAACTGGATGTCTGTGATTTGTCTTTAAAGTAAATGAATCAGCATCCTTTACTTTATTTGCAACAGATAGTAAAAACTTAAACCCGCTTTCGTTTCTATATTTTAAGTCAACCTGTGCTGTATCTCCACATATAACCATCTTTGATCTAAGACCAAGTCTGGATATGATCATAATCATGTTTTCGTTTGTACAGTTTTGAGCTTCGTCAACAATAACAAACGTATCCAAGAATGTACGACCTCTCATAAAAGCAAGCGGTACAATCTCTAACTGATCTTTAAGAACAGAATCTATCTTGTCTTTATTGTACAACTGGTACAAGTTAGCATAGATAGGTTGCATCCATGGTTCCATCTTTTCCTTTAAGTCGCCTGGTAAAAAGCCTATCTCTTCTTTTGAGACAGTTGGTCGTGTAATCACGATCTTCTTTACCTGTTTCTTAAATAACATATCAAGAGCTACCTGACAAGCTAATAAAGTTTTACCACTTCCTGCTGCTCCTGATAATACAGTAACCGCATTCTGTAGTATTATTTCTTTTGCTTGCTTCTGCTCCTCATTCAACTGTAGCTGAAAGTTAACTGGACGTTTCTTTTCAGCCTTTTGCTCTTGGATTGTCTTCGTTATTTCAGCATGACGCTCCGATCGGTTTTGAGCCATAAAACTTATTTTATGTTTCTGAATGGGTTTCTTGGCTTACGCATAGTTGTTGAACTACCGTTGCCACCTCCAATATGTCTAAAAGGAGATCTCATAGTTAATTTACTCATTTTTTGCGAGTTCTGCAACTTATCGTCCTCGACTTCAACACGTTTTGACATACCTCTGTTTGACTCTTGCACCTTAACAAAAGATACTAAAGCACAGAAAGTTACTAGTCTATCGACGTTAAGCCCTGGTTGGTAAGCTAACATCTCTTTTAGAATCATTGGATCTGGTATTCTTTCAACACCAAATGTTACGCTAGTAATATCTCCGTTATCATTTACCTCTGAATCAATCTCCTCTTTTACAAACTCAACGCCGTAAGATAACATGTGACTCTTAAAGATAGTACCAGTATTCTTCCAGCCGTACTCTTGGAATACAGATTTGTTTGCACCAATATCTTTCAAGAATAATATCATGTCTTTTGGTACAAGATACTTCTGCTTTCTCTTACTAATCATGTGCTGAATAAAGTGTGAGATGTTATTCTCACAGATTGTCCATGCATTATAGTACTCGATAAGCAGTTCTAATCGCTCGTGTGTTTTATTTATATCATCAAAACGTCCACACCAACTAGCAACAATAGTTCCTGGCTCTACATAGTTTGACATTGAACCAGACTGATCAATCTTTGATATCTCAACCGAGTTCTTGTAGATTATGATAGAGCACAATGAGTCAGATGTTGTTGTCTTTCCTTCACCAACGGGGTCAATAGAACCATAATATGTACCCCATGAAGCATTCTTCATTGGTCTTTCCCAGATACAAACAACGGCTTCTTTATCTTCAGTCTTCTTTGATATTGGAAACTCCATGATTGGAAGCTTTCTTGACTCTTTTGCTTCTACTTTACCTTCAGCATTCCTAAACAACTCAACATACTCAACAGGATATTCTTTATCTGCGATACGTTGTAACTGCTTGGTAATCAAGTGTGTAGGGAACTTTGCTTCTTTTCTTGTTGCAAAAGCCTCCTCGATATTTCTTGGAGACTGTGATACTTCAAGCTGATAAGCCTCTGGTTCTAGTTCTCTCTTTGCTTTTTCAAAACGTTTCTCAAGAGCATCAAGAGCTTCTTTAACTAATGAGTTACCATAAGCATCAATGTACGGTGGCATTGACCACTGCTCTGGAATAAACAAACCTGTTTTACCAATAGTCCCATCTTTATCTATAAGATTAGATGATACTGCATAGAACTCATTTGCTTCTGGATTTAGTACGTAGTTCTTTAGAGGTTCACACTGATCCAAGTCACCGACTGATCCTGCTGCAATAAACTGACCTGTTGTAATATCACCAGATCGTAAGGCAGGACGCATGAAACCATATGTATCGTCCATCTTTGGGGCAATACCAGCCTCTTCATGAAAGAAGTAAACAACTGGACCACCGACACCATTTGTTGGGTCTTTCTCAAAAGAGTATGACGTGATTGTTGATTTCAAACCTTTATAAGTATCACGACCATTTTGACGTACTTTAATACGCTGTTGCCATGCTCCTACCTTATCTGGTTCGTTTGGTCTATACCAAGCTGTATGCTCATTAAGAAAGTTTTTGTATTCGTCCAAGAACTTCCAAGAGCCTTTCTCGTTTATATAATCTTTTAAAGATGCACCAAGTTTTAATACAGCCCCTGATTCAAACCAGTATGTATTTATAAACTTACCCATGTGGTAATACGACGATGCTATCTGACGTTTCTTTAAGATTATTGCATGTCTATAATGCAACTCTGCAAGATGTTCATACAAAGCCATGTGATACTGGGCATCTCTAACCTTTGCAAAACCAAACTTTTTTTCTTCTTTATCGTAGATAGGTAAGAAGTTCAGCCACATGTAGTATTCTCTACATAGATACCAAACAAGATCTCCTGATCTGTAGATTACGCCATTTCTGCACTTATCTTTTTCAGTATCCCAATAGTAAACGAAGTCTGCTGACTTAAATGGAGCATCACAGTAGTATCCATTCTTGTTAAAGTTTGTTGCTTCTTGATTAAAGATATCACTAGTTTCATTGAACTGATACTCACCAGGCTCTTTAAAGACAGAAAGGACAAACTCTACATACTCTTCTTTCGTTGAGAATATAGTGGTTGTCCAGCTTCCATCTACCCAAGTTGGTACTTCTTTATATAATGCTTGATTACTCATAGTTATTATTCATCAATACCTAAAGCATCAAGAAGATCACAAAGCTTACCCATCGTAATAATACGATCATCTTCTTTTGGATCATTGTTCCAATATTCTTGATACACTTCTCTTGGTATTGCATGCCAGAGTTTTGTATATTGATTATAATGTATCACATAGTTGTGACTATTAATCTTCTTTAGCATATCCAAATGCAGTTAGTGAGTGTTTGAATGGTTCCCAAGGCAACTCCTGCACAATGGTTAACATTTGATTAGCTATATCTCTTATCTCAACTTGTGCATGCTCGTCGTTTCTAAGCTTCTGAAATAACATAAAGCTTCTAAAGTTAAACATAACGTCAGCAGTAATCTGAGAGTTATATCCTTTGAAAAATCTTGCAGATTCTTTTGCCCGTTTTCTTCCAAGTATAGGTGTTAAATCTTCTAAACAGTTGTGATACAAATAGTTACCTATCTCTGAGTAGTCTTGTAATACACTAGCCCAAGTAGTTCCTTGTTTCCAAGATAACTCTCCGCCTTCATCATTGCCATTTGAATCTTCATCATGGATAAACAAAGGCTTTGAAAGTTTGATATCAGCCCAGTCTTCTGGTACAAATATCTTATCTTCTTTTAGTTCTTTGTATCGAGCAGATTCCCCATTAACAGCAACACCAATACGGTGTTTAAGAATGTGTATATGTGAGGCAATATCTGATGTAACCAGAAAGTGAAGGGATGATTTTTCAAACGGTGTGTGATGCCCTTCTTTTGCCAGCATATTAAGTAATGCAGGCATTCGATCTTTCTTTTCTTCAAAGTCTCTTGAAGTTGAGGTCCAAGCTGATAACGCATGCGTTTGATCGCCTCCATAAAATCCTATAAGTTCTACTGTATTATCCATTTGTTACTGGGGTCCAATCGTCTGCTAACATATCCGTTTGTGATGCCAACCAAGGTACTCTTGATTTTGGTGCGTCTGGATTTGTTGTATCCAAACCTGTTGTATCAATGTAGATATACGGGGATGTCATCTTCGACTCCGCAGTTGGTAGTTGTAACTTAATAAAGATACCCTTACCATTCCATCCAGCTCTGGCCATCTTGTGACCATACTTTAGTTGCTCTAACGCTTCTCCAAATGTCATTATCTTGTTGGTTTATATTAGTACTGTAAAGTTAAAGTTTTAACTACCATCATCTGTGCAGCAAGGATATCCATTAATGCACGTTTGGTCAAATCTTCTTTTAGAGAAGTTAATGTACCGTGTCGGTAGCTATCTAACTGCGAGTTATAAATTAAGTCTGCTAACTCAGCGCAAAGAGCTTTTGCTTTTGCAACCTTGTCATCACCTGATGGATTAAATGTTTTACCAACTAGTTTTTCTCCATGAGTTAATTCTGTTGGATGGGGAGTTGCTTCAAGATCAGTGTAGGTTTCTTGTGTCATTTTGGTTTGGTTTATACTATTATCAAAACTTGCAGTTTTTACAAGTTTTGCTGCTGTAGTGGAAGGATTCGAACCTCCAAGTGGACTTTAGCTATAGGACATTGCGCGCTTGTGGTCAACCCATTACCCTACGTTTATCAGTAGCTCCACACCCCCGAGACAGGAGGGCACGTCTGCCAATTTCATCACACTACAGTATGTTATGCAAGATAAAACAATTATCCGTCATACGCAAGATTCTGGCCCCCGCGTACAGAACTCTGCTGTTCTTCTTGTAAATCTCTATAAGTTGACTTAAAGCTTTGTCTGATTTGGTCAAACTTTGCAGCAGCATTTATCACAGCAGTAATGTTACCATCTCTACCATGCTCAATATCTGTCACCTCCATGTATTTTGCCAATCGATCAAGCATTGACTTCATACCCATATAGGCTCTAAAAGTTGGCGTCTGATACATTTGCTCACATCTTTTCTTTGCGTGCAGTATCATGTCATCATCAAGAGAAAAATCAGCTCCAACCTCTTTTAAGATCATTGCTTCTTTGTCCTTTTCTGGAACATCAAAGAACGGATTAAGATCTGGATTAGGACAAGTTGAGTAAAACAAATATGTATAGATCTTTATTGCTTCATCCCCATACTCATCCATGATGTTCTTCAAGAACTCAAGTGTGTAACAATGCTCGGAAGGGATTACCTTACCGTTCTGTACATCAAATAATCTGACCATTAATCCCAGTGTTTATTGTATTCTTCGTAGTAGAAAGTAAGGTCTTGCGTTTTATCATCGTAATACTCACCAACTACATCACTCTTAAACTTACTATGCACGTTTTCAAACAAGGCAGTAGTAATAATTCTACTATCAGATGGAATGTAATCCTTCATTAGATCACAAATCCAAGTGTAGTTACCTCCTCTAATAATACCAGCTTCTGCAAGTACGTAATTATCGTAGGTTTTTGCAGAGATTGTTAATGTCCTTTTTAACTGAGACATGAACCAATCAGCTTGTTGATCAGGAAACGGAACATCAACCATCATTAGATCACACATCTCACCATCTTTACTTAGCTTATGAGCCATATGCATGGCCACTGTGGCACTATAATCAGGTGAGACCATAAGAACTACCGTGTTGCTTGGATTAAGCTCAGGAAAGCGAACTTTGAGCATGGTTAACATTTCTTCTAAAACGTCTCCTTCTCTTTGTCTAGTAACTAATAATGGTTCTCTCACTTCTTTTTCTTTTTAAACTTGGGTCTGAACTCTTGTAAGTAATCTAACAAAGCAACAACCTCATCTTTTAAATACGGCACTTCATACGCCGTAATCTCCTCAACGATTGGATTACCTTCGTTGTCAAGTGCTGCAATTGGATATCCAAATCTGTCCTCTCCCGCTTTTTCAAACTTGATATGTCTTAGAGTTAACTTGCCAGGATCAAGTTTTGGATTATGTCTTAGTATAATATAAAGATACAAAGATAATTGCAAAGCATAGTGATTAAAGTTACAATCATCAAGATGTGCCACTGGATATTTCATCTTTTGAGATATCCCCTCCCAGTTTTTATAGGAGGCCATGTTTATTTCTTTGTTTGTCTTGTAGTCATCAATGTTTACTTTATTCATGATCACCTCTGTAAAGTCAGACTGTCCACAAATACCAAAAGATTTCAAGTAAACAAAGTGCTCTGGATAAACACCTTCTCCAAGTTTCTGAGATGGTGCATATTTCAATCCATCAACAACAACTGGTGGATATACAGGAACTTCAACACCTTCTCTAACAATTGTATTCAACGAGCATAGATCTTCCTCACGTTGATTGTGATACCATGTTCCTAAATCAGTTGCTCTCTTTGCTTCAGAAGACCATGCATTCAAGATCTCCTCTTCGCTCATCCCGTACCACTTTGATTTCTTGTTCTTTGCAGATTTTTGAGCTTGCTTTGGAGCATCAAAATCCTGTTTAAAGAATCCAATAAAACTAGTTGCACTGATCCAATCAATTTGTTCTTCTTCGCCAACAGACGAATACTCGTGATTGTCTGCTTTAAATATTAACGCCATTATTTTGTTGGTCTAAACGTTCTCTTAATACTTGCTCTTCAGCGGGTGATAATACTGCTACCCATAGTGGATGTTCACCAATGTCTTTTAGGTAACAATCACATGCCATACAGCGTGTCTTTAGTTGTATATTACAGCCACATCCTCCACACGCTGGAGATCCTTTAACAAAAGCCTTCTCTGAAGACCCATCTTTGTCATACAAACCACAGGTATTTGATTCACAAATACTTGCTCTCTCAATCGCTACTGCTTCAATATCATCCTGTTTGAATATATTGTTTACAATACCTTCCAAGATTTGACCCTTACTCTTCCATATCTTGAGTAGGTTCTCCCTGTTTATTCGCATATGCTGTTTTCTTATGGTTTTCAATAAACTCTTTTCTTGCCATCTCCTCCTCGTATTGTTTCTTTAACTGTAAAAGATCATAATACTTCTCTGCTGTCCTGTAAATATTCTGAGCTTTCTGGTCACCCTTCTGCTCATTCATTTCCTGAGCAGCCTGTTTCTTTGCAAGCTCCTTATCAATCAACCAGTGCTTTATGGTAAAGTCACCAAAGTTTTCAATATGAATCCTAACGTGCTTTAACCTTGATAAAGACTCTCTGGTAACAGACCAAAAATGATTACCAATATCAGCAATCATATCCTGGTTCAACTTCAAGTCATCTGCAACTTGATCGTATACGGTCTTAGGCTTCTTGGGACGGAGCAACGGCTGCGAATTTATAGTCTAATAACACATTACCAGAAGAGAACACTTTCAAAGCTGGATTCAGAGCAATCTTTTTCTTTGCCTTTCCATCTTTTACAATCAAGTTCTTCTTCTCAGCCTTTGTCAACGCATTCCTTACCGTCTGTGCAGAAGAGAATATTCCACGTTCCGCACATCTTGTACAGAATACAGTCAACTCCTGTTCACCAGATAAAGCCAAAAACGTTAAGCAGTCCAAGTCTGACTCAGACACTGCCACCTTCTCAAGATAGCAGTAAGTTAGAATCTGAAACTTTATAGCGTCCCAGTATTCTAACTTTGCTTTTCTTTCAACAAGATTAAACTGAGCCATCAGTTCTCTTTAACTTCTTTTCAAAGTTCTGTTGAATCGGAGCATTATCTTCCTCTTCAGATTCTTCATCCTCTTGAGGTGACATCATTTGTCCAATAAAAGCAGTTGCTTGAATCTCTTCAGCCTTTGCCTTTATAAACAGTGTGTTTAACTCTTGCAACTTAACCTGCAATTCTTTTAACTCGATCTGATCATTATAAAACTTGATCATCTCTTCTCTTGATGGAGCCTTTGACTCATCTTGTACTTCTTGTTCTACTGACATACTATTGTTGGTTTTAAAGTTTTGCTTTTGTTTCCTTTTTTACTCGGGCTTTCCCCCTCCATACAGAGAGCATAATGTGAAACGGTGTGTCAATAACAAACACATCCGTATTATCCATATACACAGTCGTTGCATAATACTCATCATTCGTCTTTTCAGGAGACTTACGCTTTATTGCAATGATTCCATCCGTCTCAATCGCAGCATCAACCCACACCCCTGGATCAGAAATCCCCAAGTCCTCAAGCTGCTCTTCTTGCATTGTATTGCACAGTACTTTACACTCGTGTATCATATCGCCCTAATAATAAGATAGTTAATCGGTTTAAACTTACCAAATTTAACTAGACCGCCACTAATATGCAAGTATTTCAGCAAGTTTTTTAATAACGCTGTTTAGAGCAAACTGAGGGGGTACAGTCATAGCTGTGAGACCCTATTATAATAAGTACTATATATACTATTATATTAACCTCTCATAGCTGTGAGATAACCCCCCCATTTATCTTATACTAAACTACCCCCGGCTATTGGCACCAAGTATGTTACGCTTCATGTGGGGGACATGATATGTTGATCCCCTACTCTGTTTTGAGCAGGTGTATCCCCCTATTCAATGTTTGGGTTTTATTTCCCTTACTTTGTTTAGAGCAGGATAATCTTGACTCGTTAATCATTTATTCATCTAACCGTTTACTAACATGAACAAGATTAAATTCACCGTAGCAAAAGTATCAGCTATCACAGAAAAAGGCAACTACATCCATACTATCAAGACTGAAGGCAAGTCCGTTAAGTTTGCGGGTATGGATATGAAAGGTGCAGGTCAGACTTATTTCGTCGCTTTACAACAACCAATCGCGGTTGACGGTAAAGGTCACGAGACTGATTTGGACTTGTTCGATATCGTTGAACGTAAAGCTATGTTGGAGTATACCGACGAAGCAACGGGCGACGTACTCGAGCGTGAGTATGCTTTCAAATGGTTATTCCCGAAACGTTAATCGGGGGTAACCATCAAGTAGGAACACCTACGGGAGAGGCTTCGCGCCTTTCCCAAAAAGGTGTCTCATCTACTCAGCGCTCTCACTTCAAATAGGTGTCTTATCAGCTCAGCGTCTACTCAGTCTCTCGTGTCTCTATCTTGTTATGTACTCATTCTTAGAATAGTACAACAGTTTTGAGTATAATCCCTGGAGATTCTCTGACACATTCTTAGAATAGTACAACGATGTGTGTGTTAGTTTGAGTGTGGGTGACAGTATATACGGTAAATGATTAACTTGTCTTATGTGCTTTAAACACACATATGAGGTGGATCAAATGGCTATACGTCATTAGGCTTGTTCTTTCTCAGTCTTGTACACTTGACCTAGTATCTTATTACTATCTCTTATAGTGTATTACTTATTAGTTGCTTCTTCTTCTTTTAGATAACCCGAATCTTATGTTGTTCGCAATCCAGGATCAAGACCTGGCATCACAGGCAGGTGTGGTGTTAAATATTCTAAGAGATCCTGCTAGTCTCTTTGTTTCACCTGGCAGAGTGACGGTAGCCCAATATGTGTGGCTACCAAATCTGCTTTAATCTTTTATCAAATGATTGTATTTAATACGCTTAAGAAAGCTCAGCACTATGTGAAGCACAAGACAGCTCAGTACAGGTCGTATCTTAACAAGTCACGTTACTACAACGACGAAGAGTTTATGTCTTACCAAATCAGTGAGAACATGGTTCTTTGTGTGTCTGGTTGGCAATGTGGCTGCGGTTGTGACCGTGGAAGTACAAGTGCTACTGTTATTGGTAGAATCAAATCAGTTTAATAACCAATCCAACATACACATGAAAACAAACCAATCAACCAACATTAAAGACTGTATATTAAAAGGTCTTAGTCATTCGTTAGTTAAAGATAAAACCATTTTATGTATGACAACCTCAATAGGTTCAAACTCAAAAAGAGAATATGATCTAAAAAGAGGATATATTACTGAAGAGTTTGATAAATATCTTCAAGATGTAAACTTTACTATATATCCTAGCTCTTTAACTGGTATCATTATTTGGTACCAAGATGGTTCTTATTCTTGGGCTGGTGATGAAGAAGACCATATTACATGGGAACATCATCGTAGACCTAATCCAGATTCATTTAATCTTTAATCTTTTACACACAGAAACTCTATTGTATTACTAAAGATGACAAAAGAAAAACAGCTAAGTAAAATAAACAACAAAGACCAAGCTTACAAGCAGTGGTTGCTAAAAGAATATAATCAATAATCCATAACTCTTATTATCATGATTACTCCAGAATTAATTAAGAAAGCTCAAGAAGAGCGTAAGCAAGCACTAAAAAGAGGTGCTATCATTATCATGGCTTTAGGTACAGCTGTGTCATTGTTTGGATTCGTTAGAATCTTTACTGTTGGTAATCTTGCCGACCATGTAGTGTTCCTGTTTGGTGGTGTTGTTACCTGTATTGGTATATACTTTGAAACTCTAAACAATCGTTAACATGTTGACATTCAAAGACTTAGAGTTTAGCGATGCCTTTGGTGGTGAAGCTTTTGGACTACGTGCTTATGTTGCTTTTCCAAACGGTTATGGTATATCTGTTGTCATTGGTCCATATACATATGGTGGTCCAGAAGGATTATATGAAGCAGCTGTCTTAGACAGAAATGGTTCTTTAACCTATGATACACCAGTAACTGATGATGTTATCGGTCATTTAACTGAAGAAGGAGTAACTGATGTTATGCGTCAGATCCAAGAGTTAAGTCCAGCCGAGTAAGAACCTATCCTAAGCATGATATAAAAAGGCTTTTTAGAATGTTTAATCCCTTAATCTACAACAATGTCAAGACGTAAAAAAATCTTATTGATGCTAACGGTATTGTTTGCATCATACTCTGTTATCGCAATGGTATACGTAAACGTATGCTACAACTCAACACCTGGTATCCAAGAAGGTGAGCCTAGTCAGAATCTGTTTCAGATTATATTAGGTTCTGCTATAGTCTCAGCTTTGATTGGCAAAGTTACGTTCTGTAAATACGATGATGCTTACTAGTATGAAGGTATTAACAGGTGCTCCGAAACGAGGTGCTTTTTATCATGTTGTATGGACAGCAAATAAAAAGACAATAGCTCGTGTGACAAACGTCTATCCTGATGGGTTAGTCGCTGTTGCAAATCCAAAGACGGGTGTCTTATGGAATACATTAGTTAAATGGTCAGACTTAAGATTAGTGTAATGGAAAATCAAGTAATAGTAATAGATTCGATACCAGATTGGGCAATAGAGTTTACTCAAAAGCCCAACGGTATCAAGAAAGCTTTAGAGTACAATCGTACTGATAGGCTAAAGAGTCAATTCGTACATAACACGAACATCAAGATTGAAGATGGTGTTATATACTTCTCTCAACTTCCTTATAGAATAGCAAAGCGTCCTAATAACGTATATCATCTAGCTAAATCTAAGAAAGGTATGCGTGGTTTTACTGTTAACAAACGCGGTACTCTTCAAGTATGGTGGAATCAAGACTTTAACACAGCATTTGGTACTAAACTGTTAGTTACTATAGCTGGTGTACTTAACATCACTTGGTTTACTCAAGCTACGTATTTGCATGCATTCATGTCAAAAGGTAACTATGGTAAGATACTACAGGGTAAGATAAAGAATCCAAGCGAACTTGCTGAACAGATTGTTAAGTCTCATAAACTTGATGTTAACACAACTTTGTTCTTGAAGTTAGTAAAGATTATGAAGTGTGCTAGTTCAAACCTATACGATAGTCCTGATAAACACAAGATTATCAGACTGTTACGTCATAGTATAAACGCTGATGCATTTATTGAAAAGCTTGTTGACTATCATGCAAAAGAAAAAGCACGTTATGAAGCTGCAATGCTTGCTAAGTTTGAGAAAAAAGATACTGAAGATGGGATTAGATATAGCTTTAGTAATACTATATTTAATCCAGAGTACGAAGAGTCTAATGCATATGTACACTTTGGTAACTTCTTTTCAAGAAGCTTTAGATATGATAAACCAGAAACAGACTGGAGACTTATCGGTGACGTGTTAGATCAGCTTGAATTACTTGGTCATAAGATGAACTTACTTTGGTCTTACAAGAGACTAAACGAAGAGCATAACAAGTGGTCAGCTGAACTACTATCTTATGAGATAGATGATATGGAAGATGAGAATGCATATCCTTTTCGTTTCTGTGAGTTCTTTGATGATTTCGAAGATGAGTTTACTTCTATTGTTGATACAAAGAAGAAAGCTTTCACTGAAGGTAAAGTAATGAAGCACTGTTTCTATACTAGCTATTGGCCTAAAGTAATGAAAGGCAGGTATTTAACCTATCATACTACGTATGGTGGTATTGATGGCACTCTTAGTATCATTGAAACGTTTGGTTTAACAAATACTAGTAAGTTTACTGCTCAAGAATTAGATCTTAGAGGTACTAGTCAACCTTTTAAAGCGTTTAAGATCGATCAGTTCTACGGTAAATCAAATAAGAATATGCCTGAAGAAATAATAGCTTATTACAAACAAAAAGTAGATAAGGCAAATGATGCTTTTATCACTAAGCTAAGAAAAGAAGGCGAAGTTAATGTAATGTCTAATCCACTAGAAGTTGATGGTAATATACAGTTTAACTTCTGGTAAAATAAATCTCACATGAAAGAATCAAAACAAGAGGTCGTTGTCGACTTCATCTTTAATCTATTAGCACTAATCTTATTAGTTGCTGCAATGGTTCAGTATTTCTATACTGACCACATGTATATGTCAATGGCAGCAGCTGTTGCTACGTTAGTATGGACGATTGTTGTCATCATCAAATATTCAAGATCATGAAATCAATAATCCTGATTAGCATATACATCGCATCGTTCATGCTGTTCTACTTGATGTTAAGTCTCCTTGCTGTGGTATTTATACCATACCAGGAAGTCATATCTGATAGAGGATGGTTTGTTATCTATACTTTATTCATTGGTTGGTGGCTTGCGCTATTTCCAGCATTAGAATACTGTCAACGTAACAAAGAGTACTTTGATAAGTACACAGGTTTTTAAAGTTAACATAGTTGATAAGTAGAGGGTTAATGTAGTAAAGGGGCTAGTTATGCTGGTCCCTTTCTTTTACCTACTACATCTAAAGTCGTAAAATAATTAATAAACAATAAATCTCTCACAAGATGAAAGTAACAACAAAAAAAGTGAAGAAGAATCTTCCAACTGAAAGAATCGAAAGATGGTTCAGACGCGGCATGCCAACAAGCATGATTGCAAAAAACTTAAACGTTGATTATAACGCAGTATACTACGAGATTGCTCGTATCAAAAAGCGTGACAACGAAGCGTACAAAGACGCACAAAAGATTACTGAGGAGTACATCGAACAAGTTGGTGTTGATACAACAATTGTTGATATACCTGTAAAGGTTAACTTTTCAATGAAGATATACGGTATCTCCATCAAGGTTACTCGTGTACCATCTGAGATTATCTTTGATGAGGATTATATCGAAATCAACTAAATGATGGAGATGTCAGAACACAAAGTGTTTAACTTCTTTACAGGAGAAGATGGCCCGTCACGTATTATTGTAAAGACGGGTAGTTATAGTGATGGATCAGCAAAGATTGAGATTGTCAATCTGCAGAATCAAGTGTTTATCGAAGCAACTGCATGCTGTAACAACTTTGGATTAGACTCAAATGATGCTATTATAGCGTCAGATGGGTCTGTTCCAGGGTTAATGAGTTTCTTAGAATCTCATAACATAGTAAGACAACAAGATGAGTACATAAACATCGAAGATGGAATGCATCCTGTTGTTAAACTATTACCTGAATCAGAGTGGATTACTGAGATAGAGAACGGCAAACTGTTTATTATAAACGAATTTACTATCTTTGCAAAAGACCCACATCAAGCTTTTCAACTGTATCTGTTTGCCCTTCAAGCAGATGCCCAAACTATTGAGTATTAACATGAGCTATATATTTAATCATGAAGATAAAGAGATGCACGTAGCATTCTGTATCGACCAAGAGACGGCAGATAAAATCATTGGCCGTATCATATTTGAGACCTTAAAGTCTAACTGTATTGAGAAAGACTTTGAAGAGATTGGTGAAGAAGCACCAGCTAATCTAATGAAAAAGACTGCTGTACTAGAAACAGTACTTAAGTCTATTACATCAAAGCAAGAAGAGTTATTTGCAGCTGTCTTCTTCTTAGTATGGCATGAAAAGACAAACTATGTCTGGAGAAAGCAAGGTGAAGTTAAATCAAAACTTAGTAGTTCAGCCGTAATGGATAAGCTAAAAGAAGGTGCATCTGAAGTATTTTCTCATATCTCAGAATCTGTGTTACAAAACAAGATTGATGAGTTTGCAAAAGAAAAAATGGCTGAGTTTAAAGGCTATAACCGTATTGTAAAGCAGGTTATTAACTCTAACTATGACTTTGATTTGTTTTCTGCTATTATTGATCATGACTTTGATTATGTATCTGATGTAGTTGATAAGGCAGTACAAGAGGTATAAGATATTTGTGTGAGAGAGAGGTAAGGGTTAGGTTGTATAAAAGC